GCGGTCAGTTAAGATTGAGATTAAGTATGGTAAGGATAGACAGTCAGATGTTCAAAAGGAATATCAAGCTTCCATTGAAAGGGCAGGAGGTGTGTATATCATTGTGAGAACATTTGATGAGTTTGTAGTTTGGTATGAACAGTTTACATTAGGGATATGAGAATCAAACTAAAAATGCCAAAGTTCAAAGTAAAGTTGAAACATCTTAGGAAGAAATATAAACACCCGGTCAAGGGTATTAATAATGAATCAACAGATAATTGTTAATAACTTTTATTTTGTACTTATGCAAAAGTTTATTATCTTTGGTGAAAATAATATTTACAGTATGGAAAAACAAATCAAAACAGCTACTGAGAAAATCAAGGAGCTGAATGAGTTGAGTAACACACTCACTCTACATCAAAAACTACACCGGGCAAAGTTAGCCATTGGTAAGGTAACTAAGAACGCACAAAGTCATCACTCAAAATATGCTGACCTTAATGCTATCCTTAGCACTGTTGAGCCTGTACTATTAGAGAATGGCTTGCTACTTATTCAACCTATCCAAGGTAACAGTGTGTGTACTCAGATAGTAGATATTGACTCAGGTGCAATGCTCGAGTCATGTATGGACTTACCTCAAGGTATCACACCTCAACAGATGGGTAGTGCAATCACTTACTACAGACGTTACACCCTTCAAAGTGCTCTCTCATTGCAGGCAGTGGATGATGATGGACAACAGGCATCTAAGGAGCAACCAACTGAGACTAAAAAAGAATCATTATCAGATTCACGTTTCAAGGCTGCTCTTGCTAAGATAGCATCTAATGAGTTCACAGTTGAGGAGTTAAAAGCTAAGTTCTATCTAACCAAAGAACAGGAGGCACAGTTATGAAATGGCGTCCATCACAATTAGGTAAGCTCATGACTAACTCCAGGAGTAAGTCTGAGCTATTGTCTGAGACTGCTAAGTCTGAGATACGTAAGATAGCAAAACAGGACTTCTTTGGTTACAGCTCAGACATTAAGACTAAGCCAATGATCAAAGGAACTGATTGGGAGCAGGATGGTATTGACTTACTCAATGATGTTCGTTTCACTAAAAAGTACACTAAGAACACAATCAGAGTAACTAATGAGCTCATGTCAGGGTGTTGTGATATCTTACTTGATGAGGTGATCATTGACATCAAGAGCTCCTGGTCATTAGAGACCTTCCCGGCAACACCATCCGAAGGTGAGAACTCAGATTATGAGTGGCAGGGTAGAGCATACATGTGGCTGTATGATAGACCTTCATTTGAGTTAGTGTACACCATGTATGATACAGATGATACTCTGCTCACTGATTGGGATAACAAATCAATCCATAAGGTCAAGCAAATACCTGCACACCATAGGGTAACTGTGTTAAGATATGAGAGAGATACAGTCATTGAGGAACAGATAAAAGAGAGATTAATAGCATGCTCTGAATATTATGCTCAATATGTTAACGAATTAAATAATAAATAATGGAAACATTTTATCAAGTGACTTATGCAAAGATGCCTAATTCATTTACTTCAAATCAATTTGCTAAGCAATTAAGAAAAATTAAAGCACCAAAACATCTGATAGATGAACAAGCTAATTTTTTACATGAAAACTGTATACAAAGAGATACAAAAAGAACATGGATAAAAAAAAATAGTCAAGCAAAACTTCCATTTCAATCATTTTCTCAAAGAAAAGGTTGTGATCTTGCACCACACATTATCAAGGATGGTATCAAGGGCACTGTTACTATTGTTCCTCAAGGTAAAGAGAAAGAATTTATTGAAAGTACTAAGGTTGCATCACCCCGGCAACGTATAGAGTTTTGTTTTGGATGGGGATTTATTAATATTAAGTTTTAAGTTATGCCATTTGTAAAAGGAGATGTAAGAATAAACAAAACTGGAAGACCAGTTGGAAGTCAAAATAAGACTCCAAACAGAGAAAAAGCTGTTGAATTAACTAATAAAATAATTCAAGATTTGTCATTAAACTATGATAAATTAACAACAGAAGAAAAAATAAAATTACTTCAAGTATTCAAAAGATTATTTGATTTTAATACACATATTGAAACAATTGAAATACAATAAAAAATGGATATAAAAACACAAATAGTCACTCAGTTAGTGGCTGCATCTTTATTTGATAGAGAAAAAATGAATTACTTAATAGAATATTGTGATCCTGATCAACAACATAAACCTGATTGGGTTCTTGCAATTCAATATGCAAATATGGTAGCCGATGAAATTATTAACCAAACTACTCCAGAGATAGCGTTCCCTGAGAGAGTAGTATAATACAATAACAATGTCAGATTCAACAATCAAAGGAGCTATCAAGCTCATTAACCCAATCAAGGTAATCAGTGATAAGTTCTCAGTGAGAGAGTTCGTGGTAACAACACCGGATGCAAAGTATCCACAGGATATACTATTCCAAACAGTCAATGATAAGATGGCTGTCTTAGAGTCATTGGGTGTAGGTCAGCAAGTGGAAGTATCATACAATGTTAGAGGCAGGGAGTTCAATGGGAAGTATTACAATACTCTTGATGCATGGAAGGTGCAGGTCATTGGTGGGCAACCGGCTCAAACAACAAACAATGATGATGATGGCTTCCCGTTCTAAGACAGTCTACATCAAAGATGGTGAGACGTTCACTGACTCAATAAGAGGTGAGCTCAGAGATAAGCTATCCAGGAGATACAAGATAGTACATTTGGCAGAGGATGTTGGTGTGGATAAATTCCAGATGTACAGGTTCATGCATGGCAATGAGGTCACAGGTAAGTTCTATGATAAGGTGTTTAAATTTTTAATGAAATGAACTACTTAGTAAGAATAATGATCTACATTGAAGGGCAGTACCACACCCCTCAATCAATACTTGATAAGATTAACAACTGAGGCTCGGCAAAGCCAACCCCCTCATCAAACTGAAACCTGGGAAAGTTTTATATAAGCACAAGTGAGGGGGACATACTGAGGCTCGGCAGCCAACAAGGGAGAGTGTAACAGCTCTCCTTTGTCATGTTAATAACTTTTATTATCTTAGCACCATGATAAGATATTTAACTCCATTAGTAATCTCCTGGTGGTTCACTCACTTTGAACCATTACAGAACTATATAGATAACAAGCTCAACCTCCCAGATTGGCTACATACTTCACTTGGCTGCTGGAAGTGTCTCAGCTTCTGGGGGACTTGGGCCTACTCACAATCATTCACTGTGGCTTGTGCCACATCACTCACAGCTGTATGCTTGAACAAACTGATATACAACTCATAGAAACCATCCTCAATCAGCCAGAGGACAAGGTGCTCACCAAGAGAAACCTTATACAACTGCAACACGTTAAAAATAGAGTCACAGGGCAAAGAGATAAGGAGTGTTTCTGTGCATCAGTACGCAGGAAGGTATGGCTCAAAGACTTCACTCAATGGTATGAAGGAGCACTTGGATAGATATCTCTCTCGTAACTACCTTGAGGTGCTCAAGTACACTCGACATTTCTTAGATGTGCTCAATATACCAACCTCAATAGATGCAGATGCAGTTATTAACAATGCTTACCTACACTGTGCAGGAGTCAATGCTCAAGATATGACAGAGGATAAGGCTAAGAGCTATCTACTCAACACTATTAAGTGTGATCTTATCTGGACTCAAGGCTCTAAGACTAAGAAACAAGATTTATACAGGTCTCAAGAGTACACAATGGATGTCATTGATGACCCTACAGACCTTGAGCACAAGATTGAAATAGAGGATAGGTACAACTTTAAAAAGGCTCTTGTTGAAATATATAGAACAGAACAAAAAGACAGGATAAAAAAGATAGTATTTGAGGCATATTATGACAAAGGGCACTCAACTCAGACTGCACTCGCTAAATATTTTAACATTAACAGTACATCTGCCTACTTCCTGATAAAAGAAATTAAAGAAAATATTAATCAAATACAATATAGGTATGAGGAATGCTAATTTTTTAGGCTTAATGACTTACATAATGGCCTTTGGAGTAGTGATGGCACTGTGGAATGAAAACACATATTTGCTATTTAAGTTATCAAGCATTACCTTAGCACTATATTTAGTATTTATAATAGTTAAAGAATATGAGCAATTTTAAAATTAAAACAGA